TTGTCTGATTCTGAAGTCAATTATTGGCAGCTCATAAATCATACAGATGAGGGTTTTATGGATACAGTTGTATCTCGTATGTCCAGAAGACTCGGCCAGCACGCTCGCCATGGAGAGTATGATTCCTATGCTTCCCAAATTCCACTATATCCCAAATTTGCAGAACGTCTAAAAAAAATTGAAGAAGAAAAAAAGAAAAGACTAGCTGCAAAAAAAGTACCAGATAAAAACACTAAAGTAGAACAATCTAAAGCTATGGGAACACTAGTTGATTTGATTGATAGTTTCAAACCTGATTCGCAACAACAATTTGTCATGTTTCTCGCCCAAATTGTGGAACGACTAGATGAAATCAAAGCACTCCTTAGAAATAAATGAAAATAAATCTTTGGTATTGCACAGAAATGAAATTATGGCGATGGACACTATCTGATGATCATCGACCAATCATTCGGCAAGAATCTGGTTCAAGACCATTCTTACGTGATGCCATGGAAGATATTGCAAATACCGTTGAATACATGATGACCAATGCCCAACAGGAGTAATGTTATGATTCTTAGAACTACAATAAAGTATCACGTTCAAAAAGATGGTACAGTCTGGGAATGGATTGAACAACCAGAATTGAGAGCGTACATTGCACAGCAACAATCTACTAAAACTAAACATGAGAATTTGACCAATGACAAAAATCTATGAATCTCCCGATAAAGGTAAAACTGTGAAAGAGCGTGACTTTGTTCCACCTCCTCCACAAGAACTTCGTGACATGTGGGCACTAAGCACATACGCTAAGCAACGAAGAGACCGACTTGGCGATGTTATTGGCGACTATTTGACAGACGAAGAAATTGATGCAAGGACAGCATATGAAGAAATACTGGCAGAAGCTAAAGAATGGGTTGACTACCATCAAACAAATTTGGATAAAGCAACCGAATTCTACAATCTCCTGTTGGGACATCGATCCAATGACCTCGATTCCGCAACATTTGTGGTATGAATGGGAATCTTATCTTGATGTGTGTGCATCACTAAATATAGAACCGAGTCTAAAACGCTTTTTGCGTTATAATGAACTTTACTGGAACAACAACTAATGGCACTTTCACAAACTGTTATCGAATCACTAGATGAAGCATCTGTGATGCTTCGTAATGCTCTAGCATATGCTGCTCGTGGAGAACGTCCAATTGTATGCAATAGTATTTCTGAATTGCTTTGTCGAATAGAGCAAATGAAATCTTTTGATGGTATTCTAGATAGACTTGATGATATGAACGAGATGCAAAAACCTCAATGAAAATAGGTATCATTGGAAAAGGATTAGCAGGAGTTATTACCGCACTGCATTGGAAAGTATTATCACCAAAAACTGAGGTAGAACTTTACTATGATAGTGAAATTCCTACTGAACCAGTAGGATCAGGATCTTTCCCTGGTCTAACAGATTTTCTTGCTGATACTTTTGGATGGAGTTTGACATGGCAAAATAATACATTTCATGCTACTCCCAAAATGGGAATTATGTATGAAAATTGGGGTAAAAAGGGTGATTGGTTTCATCCGTTCAACTTCAATCAAGTTGGAATGCATTTTGATCCACAAGCATTTCAAGAATCTATATGTAATATGGGAGTATTTCCTGTAACACAAAAAAATATTGCGTCATATAATGATATTGATGCAGATTTCATTTATGACTGTACTGGATTTCCAAAAGATTATACTGACTATGATGAGTTGAAGAACCCGCTGAATAAAGTTCTTCTATCAAACATGCCAAATCCTCAATTCGTTCCTTGGACAAGAACTGTAGCAACTCCTGACGGTTGGTGTTTTGTCATTCATCTAAAAAATCGTATTCAATATGGATACCTGTATAATGATACTATTACTACTGATGAACAAGCAGAAGCAAATTTCAAAAACTTGTTTGGTATTGAAAAGGTAGTCAAAAAATTCCCGTTCAGGAATTATTGTGCAAAAAACCCAGTGATAGAGAATAGAATATTCCTGAACGGTAACAAATATTTTTTCATTGAGCCAATGGAAGCAACTTCAGTTGCTGGTTATTTGAAGTGGACTTTCAAAACTATGGATGTTTTGCTTGACGGTCTTCCATTAGAAACTGCAATATTTGATATGCAGAGGTCTATCAAAGAGAACATGAATTTTATTTTGTACCATTACCAGTTTGGATCGAAGTATGATACACCATTCTGGGATTATGCAAAAACTTTGACTGTAGATGATCCTCATTTAGATAATATCATTGATATGAATCTCAGAACACAAATGATAACCTATGGATTTCATAGTTCTGAGTCTGTAATGAATATGTTTGAGGGATTGCAAAACCTATATGTCCCATAGATTATAAATAGCTTCTGTAAGAACTGTTAGGAATTCCGTGGGAACTAAAAAGATTTCTCAATTATCTGAGGTAGCAACAGCAAGTCTATCGGGAGAAGCGTTTCTCCCAGTAGTGATTTCTGATCCGCTAAATCCAAATAGACGAGCAAAAGTAAATCAACTTTTCAAAGGACTTACTGCTGGTACAAAAACTGCTCCAGGACTATCATTTGACCTTGACCGTGATACTGGAATGTATCAAAATGGTTATAATGAACTTGGTCTTTCCTGGGGAAATGGTGGTGTTTATTTTACAAGACTTCCAAATGGTGATGGTAGTACATCTCAATATTTGACTGCTCTTGATAATTTAGTCAATAACTCAGATTTGGTTCTTGCACCTAAAGGTTCTGGTTCTGTAAGAGTTACAGGACAGTTTCGTATTGATGATACTGCATTTATTCTTGAAGACTCCCTAGGTTCTAAAGCAAGATTTGAAATTTCTGGTATTGGTAGTGGTACATCTACAAGAATCTTCAACCTACCACCAATTACCACTGGTAACGGAACAGTTCTAGTCGGTGATACTACTATTCAAACACTCAGAAATAAAACAATTCTTGTTGATGAAGATGACTTTGTAATTGTTGATGGAACTGAGGAAGCAATCTTTCAGATTGATTGGACTGAAACAGAGGCAGCTCGTAGATCGTATTTTCTTCCTGATGCAGGTGCAACTACTACAACTACTGAACCAAATGCCAATCACTCTACACTTCTTGATACCAAAACAACTCAGACATGTCTTGGTAAAACTTTTGTGCAGTTGAAGACAAAGCAAACGTTTGACTCTACATTTTTTGCTCAGTTCAATACAACTGGAATTACAGCGAATAGAACAATTACAGTTCCTGATATCAGTTTGACACTATTGGGAACCGACGCTACACAGACTGTAACTAACAAAGTTTATGCAAGTCCAGTATTTGCATCTGCAACAAGTATTACTAGAAAAGTCAATTTTAGTCTTGATAATATTACTGAAAATACAAACGAATCTTATCAGTTCCCAAATAATTCTGTGCTAAATAATGCAGGCGGTAACAATATATTTGTTACTGAAAGAGCAGCACAAGATCTTAGAAATAAGACTTTGCTAAATCCTGTAATCAAGTCGGCATTTGGTGGCGCTTCCTCAGTTGTTTTTGATCTCACTAACATTACAGAACTGAGAACAATCAAGTTTCCTAATGCGGATGCAACTCTACTATCTACAGAAAACGTAACACTAGATGACGTTCAATTTGGCGGTGGTATTGGTGCAGCAACACTAACAGGTAGAACAAGACAACAACAATTCTTTTACGCTGGATTCTAATAACGATGGCAACACTAACAGGTAAATTGGCTTCGATAAAGCCCAGTGCTGCAACAAATACTGTACTCTACAGAGCACCGATCGATTCTGCAGCAAGTGGTGTTCTCAATATGATAAATGATGGCACTGCTTCGACTGTTCGTGTTGGGGTGAAGCAGTATGATCTTTCCCTGACTCTGAACGCATCAACGTATAAGTTGCATCGTGGTGATGTGATCACAAATAAAATTCTTACGTTTGATACTCCTATTCCAATCACCACCAATCAACAAGATACTTTTGCCCCTGGACAAAAACTTACCACGGATGATGGTGAAAAAACATTCAAATGGGAGTCATATTTTATACCTACAACAACAGATTTTTATGTCAAAAAGGTAAGTTTGACATCTTTTTCAATGACTAGTCAAACTGGTACTTTTACAGTTGGTGAAACTGTTACTTTTGGTGGCATTTCTGCAGTTATTTTTGATATTGTCGCTGGATCTGGAGTTGGAAACTCAACATTGTACCTTGGCCCTCGAACTGGTGGGACACTTGCAGCAGGTGATACGCTGACTGGTGGAACTTCTGGTGCTACAGCAAACATTTCCACTGGTGGTATTGGTGTTGCAAGAAACGAATTTGTTTTCTCTAGCACTGGTTCTACTGGGACATATTCTTTACGTAGAGGCAATAATATCACCTTGCTTCTTGATAGAACTTTTAGATTCTATGTTCAAGATTCTTCAATGACTGGAACATTGTTTAGACTTTCTACTGGAATCAACGGTACATGGGGTCTTGATGGCGTGTCTGGAACATCTGATGATGGTACTGACTACACAACTGGAAGAACAATCAGTGGAACTCCAGGATCTGCTAATGCATATGTTCAATTCGACATGGCACAAAATGGTGGTGGTACAGCAACGTACTACTACTATGATGCTAATGATGCAAACCTAGGTGGCGGGTCGCAGGTCGTTCAACTTTCGACTGCATATACGTATAGTTCAATTTATGTTTTTGATGTGGATGGTACTCTAGTAAATAGCAGTGACTCTATTACTCTTGGGAACACAACTTACACTGTGACTGCTCAGTCTGGATCTAAGTGGGCATATGTCCAGTCATACTCTGGAACTACTCTGAACGTAACTACTGGAGCTGGATCTGCAGATTTGGCAGCCGCCGATACATTTTTTGATGTTCCTCGATATGGAACAACTAGAACTCTAGCAACTGTTTCTTCTGTAACAACTGCTGCAACTGTTATTCCAGATGCTGATTATGTTTTGTATAATAAAAATATAACCGCAGATACTAGATTGACATCTTTGGTAGTTGGTCCTGGTCAAGCTCTTATTGTTTATTCAACGACTGCAAATGTAGTATTCGACTATAGTGGATTCCAAGATAGTTCTGCGGATATTACTTTGAGATCATATAATGAATCTGCTGGACCTCAGGCTGGTGGAGCATCTGGTGGCTAAATAACAAAGAAGGATAGTAGATAGAAAATGTCACTAACAAGACTCAAGAATATTATTACGTCAAGGACTGGTCGTATCATCTACGTCAACCCAGACGATTTTGATGCATCTGATTCTATTGACAATAGAGGGAACTCGTCTCTTAGACCATTCAAATCTTTGCAGAGGGCATTTCTTGAAGTAGCACGTTTCTCGTATAGAGTTGGTCTTTCTAACGACGAATTTGATGCGTTCTCAATATACCTATATCCTTCCGAATATATTGTTGATAATAGACCAGGAGAAGTACTTTATACCAACATACCTCCAATTGATAGTAACTCAAACTTAGATATTACATCTCCAAATAATGTACTTTATAAATTCAACTCCGTTGAAGGTGGAATCATTGTTCCTAGAGGTTGCTCACTAGTTGGAACTGATCTTAGAAGAACTAAGATTATTCCAAAATATGTTCCGTACCCAACAATTTATGCAGCAAAAAATATCAATACTGAGGAACAATCTCCAAAACCATGTAATGTTTTTAGTGTCACTGGTGGATGTTATTTCTGGCAGTTTTCTCTCTTTGATGGTGACCCAACTGGTGTATATTTCAAACCAGACTCTACAGAAACAATTCAACCATCTTTTTCTCACCATAAACTAACCTGCTTTGGATTTGCAGATGGTGTAAATACCCTATCAGATCTAATTACTCAAGGCAGAGTTCCAGCTAGTGATTACTCTGCAGTTGCTAATATTCTAGAAAGAACTGACCTTGATATCTACTATCAAAAAGTATCCAAGGCATTTGCAACAATTCCCGATACATCTGGTGATCCAGCAACTGACCAGATTCAGGCAAGAGTTGAAGAAAATAGAATTGTTGGTCCAATTTCTGATGAATATCGTGTTCTTCAAATTACTCGTAATGGTCAAACTGCAACTGCAGTTACTGTCGATGAATTTGGTCAACCTAGAGATCATGGATTCTCTGTTGGTGTAAACGTCAATATTAGCGGAGTTACTGGTTCTCAAGGCACATCACCAGAACTCGATGCGTCATACTATAATGGTTCATTCCAAGTAACGTCTGCGAATGGTAATACATTTACCTACCAGATGGGTGGAGAACCAACTGGTACTGCAACTGGAACAAATATTGTTGTAAAAGTTGAAATTGATACAGTTGACTCTGCATCTCCATACATGTTCAACCTCTCGCTTCGTTCAGTCTGGGGTATGAACGGAATGCACGCTGATGGTGCAAAAGCAACTGGTTTCAAATCAATGGTTGTTGCACAGTTTACTGGACTATCTCTACAAAAAGATGACCGTGCATTTGTAAGATTTGATGAATCAACTGGCAACTATCTTGCCGCTACTGCTGGAGATGGTGCTCACCTAGATGGTTTTGCTAGGTATAGAAAGGGATGGGGTCATACTCACGTTTTGTGTTCTAATGATTCATTTATTCAAGTTGTTTCGGTATTTGCTGTTGGATATGCAGACCACTTCACTGGTGTTGCTGGTGCTGACATGTCAATCACCAACTCAAACTCCAACTTTGGTCACACTGCTCTGAGATCAAAAGGATTCAAACAAGTAGCATTTACCAAAGATAAATCTATAAAACTTACTCACATTATCCCACCAAAGTCACTTGCTGATGTCGAAGAAATTTCTATCAACTGGGTAAACGTTGATATTCAAAGAACTAAAACAGTGAATTCACAGTTGGTGAACATTGGGCAAACACCAGGAACAAGATTGTATTTGTATGGATATACAAATAGTGATTCACCACCAGGTAATAAAGTTCAAGGTTATGTTATCGGAGCTCGTCAAGATGGTGTTGGTGTCAACGCAGTAGCAGATAAACTAAATTGTCTTTTGGTTTCTAGTGGTGCAGCTGCAGCAACAGTAAAAACAGCTAGCATTAGTCCTTATGGACCTGCAGTTTCTCTTACAACTCCTGGTACTGTTGGTTCTCCAATTCAATACGATTCTGGAACTTACAATAATGCATTTGGTGGACAACCTGCTGGATGGTATCTATCAGTTTCTGCAACAAATAACTCAATCTATACAACACTTACAACTAATACACAATACAACAATGTAAACTTTACTCCAACTACGTTTATCAAGAGAGTTCCTGATGCTAGAAACCTTGTCGATAGAACATACAGAGTTCGGTTTGTAATTGATAAAGAGCAACAGCTTCCACTACCACGAGCACCAATTTCTGGTTTTGTTTTACAACCTCTGAATACCGACCTTACAAGATACAATCTGCAAAAGACATTCTACATTTACGATATTGAAACCAAGCAGACATTTGTTCGTGGTGAAACTGACGGTATCTATTACATAACTTTATTGTGTGGTTCTATTATACCAGCAACGTCGAATTATGACGATAAGAGGTTCTCTCAGAACGTCAATGAGGTATATCCTTCATTTGATAGAGACAACCCTGTAGCAGACCCTCCTGCAGCGGTCTCAGTTGCTGATATTAGGACTATTGGTCTCGTGTATGCAACGAATGGATCTACTCCAGCCGTAAATAACAAGGAACCTAAAACTTCTATTACAAAAGAGGCTATTCAATTCCTACTTGCTGATACTGGATGGTCTCAACCTGGTTCTACACCAAACTGGGATTCTGTCAACAAGAAACTATCCAACATCGATCTTACTGCAAGACTCGGTAATGAAGAAACACGTAAAATTCCTATTAGAGTTGATGGTCAAGGAAATGTAAATCCAATTCCATGTGAACTGAGAAGACACTCTATTCTACGTTCTGGTAACCATACTTTTGAATATACAGGATTTGGTCCTGGTAACTACTCAACTGCATTCCCACAGACACAGGTAGAAACTCTATCTCCCGATCAAATCAAATTCTCTCAATCAATAAAAGAAGATGCTGGTGTTGCATTCTATTCTGGTCTAAACTCAAATGGTGATCTATTCATTGGTAACCAGATCATCAACCCAGTTACAGGTCAAATTACAAATGAAGATATTGCTCAACTGAATGTTATCGGGGAAGAGAATACTACTATTCAAACATTCTCTGAACTAGTTCTTACTGACAAACTTACTGTAATTGGTGGTGCATCTAACCAGTTGGAATCTATCTTTGCTGGTCCTGTAACATTCCAGAGCACACTATCATCTACTGGTAATATTCTTGCTAAAAAAATTACTTATGTAAACCAAGATGGTACTGTTATCAAGCAGTCGCTTCTTGCTCCAGCACTTGCAAACGGACTACCAGATTTTTCTACCATCACGGGATATGATACTCCTGCAGATGGTGACCTAGTTTACAATCAAAACTGGTCTCCAGGTAAATCTCTTGGTTGGATTTATTATCAAGGATCATGGAAAGAATTTGGACTAACTGACACTGATTTTATCAACATTAGTACATTTTCTGGTACACAAAATATGGGTCTTGGCACGGCACCAGATGCCAACAATAGACTCAAAATTCAAGGCAACACATATATCAATGGAGACCTCACAGTTACTGGTAGAGGCGCTGTTTCTTCTTCCAAGTATATCACACGCAACTACACTGCTGATGGCATTACTCAAACATATACAATTACAGGATATACTGGAATCCAACATACTGCAAGTTCTATCTTAGTAAGTATCAATGGTGTTGTTCAACGTGGAGGAGTAGATTTTACTACAAACGCTACTGGAACTTCTGTTCAATTTGATCAGGGAACAATTCCATCAGCTGGTGATGTTGTTCATATCATAGAATTCCCCATCTAACAATAAATAGTTATACCAAGGATTTAGAGACATGTCACAAACAAAAATCAAAGGTAGTAATATATCACAGACCACTGATGCAACAATTAGTGCTCTCAGATTTTTGAATACTGCAGGTAACGCTGTTCTGCAACTTCCTGTAGGTACGACTGGTCAGAGACCAGCTGGAGCTATCGACGGTACAGTTCGTTTCAACACCACACTCAATGCTGCAGAAATTAGAAGACCACCAGTAGCTGGACAAGCATCTGATTGGTTTCCTCTTTCTGGAGGTGGACCATCTATTGGTGATAAAAGTATTATTAGGACTAATGCTAATACGATCAATGAAAATCTAACTGTTGGTCCAACAGGTACTCAAACTGGAGCTGAATTTGCTAACGGAATGAGTGCAGGACCGATTACGGTTGCAACTGGTCGAACTGTCACCGTTCAAAATGGCGCTTCATGGAGTATTAGATAATGCCTAGTAGATTGCAGACAAGATATTTGGCGGGTCTTGATTCTGCTTCTACTGTAGATGGACAGACTATCCCACCCTTTACAGTTAGTATCAAAGAGCCTCTCGTTGTAGAAGGAAGTCTAGACCTTGGTGGAATGGATAAACTACAACTTCGTCATGCTCCTCTAAATCAAAGACCTGAAAGAGGAGTACGAATTGGTGCTTTATTTTTCAATGAGACTGAAAATGTTATTGAGACTTGGACTGGTTCTTCTTGGGTAAAAACAGGAACTTCTGCAACTTCCACGGTTACTTTAGGCACACTAAATAATCCAGCTCTAACTGGAGCACAACTAAATTATTATGGATTTGTAACTGGATATTATTATATTCGTCCAACTGGACAGAGCACAATTTATAGATTGTATGTTGATAATCGTAGATATGCTGGTGGGTGGACTCTCTGTGCAACAGTTAGAAGAGAACAATGTCAAAATCATGTAACTACTGGTTCAACTGGATTGTATGTAGAAGGCGGTGCCAACTATGGTCCTGTATATAATGCACAGGTCACTATGAAATTGGCTGATACTTATATTCAAAGTCTTAGAAATTCTTCTACATATAGAGGGCAGACTCCTATTTGGTTGGAATCGGGACACTGGACTAGTGGTTATGGTCCTAAAAATATGTTCCTTCCATTTGCTATGACATTTGATTTGAATGCTAGTGCCAATGGTCAAGCTGCAAGAACATCAATCGCTCTAAATTATGAAGGAATATTCGACAACAGATCGCCAAACACAGGAACTAGAGGTATGGGGGATCATCATACTTCTGGGGGTACTTATTTCGCATGGGGTCGCCATCCTGAAGAGGGAAATAATTGTGGACTCAGAGAAGATACCCTCGGACAAGCAAACGGATGGTTGTGGGTAAAATAAAATGAGCAGACTTTACGTTTCAGAACTAGAAGGCGAACCTGGGGTTGGATTACTTCAAACCCAAGCAGGAACCACATTGAGAGTTGAAAGTTATTTGGATGCTAAATGTGGTAATAGTGCAATGGTATTGCCTAAAATTACTGAGGCACAAAAGAATGCACTAGCTCCTGTTGCAGGACTGTTGATTTATAATACTACTAATGGTCGTGCTGAGGTATGGACTGGAGGTGCATGGAATCCTATTACAAGCACAGCTGGACTAACTTTGGGTATGGTTGCATCTGGAGGTAATACAGTATATAACTCAGATGGTTTCAAAATTCATATGTTTACTAGTAGTGGAACATTTACTGTCACAACTGGTGGAACCTGTGAAGTTATGCTAGTTGGTGGCGGCGGTGGCGGTGGAGGTCGCGCAGGCGGTGGCGGCGGCGGTGGAGGAATTGTTTATTATGGTAGTGACGCTCCTAGACTTGGACTACTCTATCCATTTACACAAACTGGAAATTATACAATTACCGTTGGATTTACAGGCAACGGTGGTGCTGGTGGAAACGGCACTGGAGCTCGTGGAACAAATGGTGGAAATACAACCATTGTTGGACCCTCAGGATTTACTACACTAACTGCCTTAGGTGGTGGTGGCGGTGGCGGATCCGATGTCAATCAATCTGGCGGAGATGGTGGATCTGGTGGAGGTGGATGCTATGGAGCAGCTGGAGGTGCAGCAACACAACCCACGTCAACATCTGGAGGTTTCGGCACTGCAGGTGCATCTGGCACCGCTAACACCTGGAATGCTGGCGGCGGTGGAGGTTCTTTGAACTTAGGTGAACCAGGAACTGGTGCTCAGACTGGTGCTGGAGGTGGCAGCGGTCCATATAGTCAAAGTGGAACGTGTGGATCTGGAGGTCAAGGACTATTGTATCGAATTACTGGTTCTGCTAAGTATTACGGTGGTGGCGGTGGAGGTGGTTCTCATGATCCTGCAATGGGGAGAGGGTTTGGTGGCAGCGGCGGTGGTGGATTTGGTGGACGACCTGGACAGGTAGATAGTGGTGAATCTGGTGATGCTAACACTGGTGGTGGCGGTGGTGGTGGATCAACATCTAGTGGTGCTGGTGGTACTGGCGGCGCTGGTGGTACTGGTATCGTTGTCATACGTTATAGAGTATAAGGAGGTAAATCATGTCCACAATAAAAGTAGCACAAATATTTGGCACAAGTGATAAAGATTTTACAGTCAATACTGTATCAAATACTAATGTTATTTTGGCTGGAACATTGAACGTTGCAAATAATGCAGATGTTGCAATTCCCTCTGGCACTACAGCGCAAAGACCATCAATCCCTGTAAGTGGTATGATTAGAAATAACACAACTCTTGGGGGAACGGAGATTTATAATGGAACTTCTTGGGAGATGATAAACGCTGCTGCTACAACTTCTGGTACTAGTATCATCGGATCTTCACAAGCAAACCCAGCTCCATCGGCACTTGCAATCAAAAGAGTATTTCCAAATGCTCCTGATGGAGTTTACTGGATCAAACCAGATGGCACTGGTGCTTCAGTTTTACCAGCAGCTGCTGGGTCAGGTAATGCCATTCAAGTTTATTGCGATATGCAAACTGACGGTGGAGGGTGGATGTTGGTTGCATATGCAGGGACAATCAACACAAATAAAACTAATACTGTTGGTGCAAACTTCATGCCTTTGTTTCATAATTATGGAACTATTTCTCACACTGCAAGAACTAATAGAACTGCTTTCTCTAGAATGGATTTTGCTAAGGCAATATCTGGCGCAGGTAATGAAAGTCAATTGATGGCGAAAAGAACCGATAATCAAAATAAAATTTTTATTTGGGAAGTTACAGAGCTCAATAGATTTGGTACAACTAATAATACAAACTACACATTTCCTAATAATAACATTGGAACTGTCATTAGAAAATGTCGTATGAGCAAGCAAGGGAGAGCAGGATTATTGTCAAGAGATTATATTGCTGGTGAAGCTGATCGAGTTCGTTATGAAGGTGGACCATCATATCCAGGAATTGCATGGGCATCATCTTTCAATCAAAATGATGACAACACAGGATCTTTTGAAAGATTTTTAGTTCGTAGATCTATTCTTTATTGGGAAACTGGTGATTCTGGTTATGAAGCAGACCAATGGTTTCATGGCGATCCGTTGCATCTTGAGGCATGTCGTGGTCCTAATAATGGGGTTCAAGATGTAGAGTTTTACTTTAGAGAAGCAGACGCTGCATTTGCATAAATAAAATGAAGGGAGAGTAAGGTTTCATGTCAAGACTCAATGTTGATAGAATCTCTGGTCTAACTGCTGGTAGTGGATCTCCAGAGTTGGCAATTGATTCGTCTGGTCGTTTCAGCTTTGATAACGGCACACTTTACGTTGATAGTAGCAATGATAGAATCGGTGTCAAAACAACCACTCCAGCAGTTGCTTTGGATCTAGGTAGCACTACCGATGCGATTATCATTCCAAAAGGCACTACTGGACAAAGACCAACAACAGCATCTCAAGGTATGCTGCGGTATAATACCTCAACTGGTAAAGTTGAAGTATATGATGCTACTGCTGCTTGGGCAGATGTAGGTGGTGGTATTCCTCCAATGAATGATGATACTGCAGGATCGGTTCTGCGTTGTCGTCGTAAATCTGGAGTTGACTATGATAATAACCTTATCAGAAATGATGATACATATGAAGCATATTGGACGCATGATCTAGATTCTAACTATCGTCTAGAAAACCCTACTCAATATCCATTTAGATATATTATCAACCGTGGTTATACAATCGCTGGTTATAAAGATGCTGCTCCTTACAGAAATGGTAATAGAACTACTCACCCAAATGATGTAACACTTTCTCTTGGAGATGTTATTGATAGATCTGCGGCATATATTGGAGGATCGCACAACGGAGTAAATCTATTCGTTTATAACTGCCAGAATGCGTGGTTGCCAGCTGTTGCTAATTCTTGTTCGTTCTCTATGATTACTGAAACTAATCGTGGACAAAATAGTAACTGGAACACCAAGAGAAATCGTACTTATGCTGGTGCTTGGATTGATTTTCTAGGAAATCAATGGTATACAAATAATGGTAGAAATAGAGCCTATATTACATCTGGAGATGGCAATACAGATCGTCATGATCTCAATACTGAGGTTATGATGACTGACGTTGGTGGTGCTATTTCTCACGTTTCACACGCTGAAGGAGAATACTTTGCGTGGGTCAATACGGGAGCCTTTAGATTTGAATTTTCTTCAGAAACTTACTCTGCCTGGTCTAACTTTGCTCCAGTCCCTACTAATGATGGTTTTGCAAAACATATGAGAACCAGAATTGGTTTCTTCTATTGTTCTGAAGGAAATAATACGGCGCGTGGTGTCTCTAAGCGTCGTGATTCTGATGCAGCAGTTCTAAAAACAGGTATTGAAAAACCAGAAAATGGTGGAGAAGAAAACCTTCATACTGGAATGAATAGAGGGTATTCTATCTCCAATTATAATGGAGCACAAAATAATAATTCTTGGATTTACTTTTTCTATGTTGATGCAATCAGATTTGCTGATTCTATTATCACTTATAGAAAGGGTATTCCTGGATCTTCATCTGGTGTTGGTAGAGAAGGTGGAGACATGATTGGTGCTGGTGTTCAACCAAGATCATTCATGACTTATACTGGTTCTGGTTATCAAGCCCCTTATACTCAAGGTACTGCACTTGCCGATGGTACTGGTCCATATGGTGGATTTGGTTCTTACTAATAGGAAATAACAATGCGTACATATTTTTTAGCAAAAGTAGGAAATTGGATGAACTCGATGCCCCAAGAGTTTATCAATTATGGTAGTAATTTAGGATGGATTTCTAGTTCTTTAGACTCTGAAAATTTTTCTGTATTTGAAGAAATTTATCGGGTCACGAATACAAATTCAAGATATTACTTATTGAATGAGATTGTAGGATCTAAAGGATTTCGATCATTTTCTGAAGTAAGAGAAAATATCAAGGTTCTATCTACAGATCTTGAACTTGGTAAAGTATTGATGAATACTGCTACTGGAGATGCAGTAACTGAAGATGAAGATATTGAATTGCAAACATCGTTTGGAAATGAAACTCTTTCGTGGGATGCTGAAAAGCAAGAATTGGTAATAACTCCACCTGAAGTACACACTCCATCTAAAATAGAAATCAAATTTGATCAACAACGTCATGATGCTGCTGTATTGGCAATGAAAGTTGTTGCTAAAGCAGTTATTGAAGAAGAATATGACAAACGTCTCATGCTTCTAGATCTGAATACTAATCTTGAACAGGCAACATTTGAATATCAAATCGAAGATGCAAATGCATACAAACTAAATCCAGAGGGGAATTATCCATTTTTGAGTGCTCTTGCTGAGGCAAGAGACTTGACACTGGATGAACTTTCCACTAGAATTATCACTGCCAAGGATAGACATAAAGCAAGGGTTACACAATTACTTGTATCCATGAATGAAGTAAAAGCTAAGTATAAATCTTGCACTACAACTGCTGAAATGAATCGTTTCTATGAAGATTATTTGGGTGTTCACATGCCAATGACTCAAGCAATTGAAGATGGAAGAATTACATTTGTTGATGGACAAGAAGTCAGACAAGAGGTAAACAAGGGTTACAATTTCTAATATATAATATAACAATGGTGATTTGAATGACATTATCAAAAGAGCAAATTCTTGATTATTCTGTAAGATATGCAAGTGGACAAACAAAATACCAAAATGAAGTTTTTGTTAGTCACAGCCATGTAACAAAGTATCGTCAAGTTAGGCAAGCATTGCTTGAACTTGAAAATAGAACTCACTCGCTCAAAAAAATTGAATTTGAAATTGAGCGTGAAAAAGTTCATCGTGATCATATTGAGGAACGTCTTGCTAATTGTGAGTCAGAGTACGAACGTAAACTTTTAGAAATCGATCACAAAGATAAGTGTATCGATATTGAAATTGCAGAAAGAAAATATATTCGGCAAACCAAAGAGTCTGATGTTTTCATTGATCTAGTACGACAGCACTGTGCTACTGAAGAAGATCTTCTGCGTTATTGGAATGATGATGAAGAAGAAGAAAAGAAATACTGGATTGCCCGTATGGGTAAACAAGCAGCAATGGATATCATGTCATTTGGTAGAATTAGTGTTGGTAATCTAGACTCTATTTCTATGATGCCCGAAGAAGATCAACTCAAGGCACTTTCAGTTGGATTCCAATATAGTAATCTTCTTGGTGCTCAATTACAGAAAATTGAAAGGGCATTGGCACCTACTGCTAATAAACTACTGAGAGATCCTAACAATTTCAGACTTCCAACCTGGGATGGAATTGAAGAAACTCTAAATATTCCACTACATGAAATGATCAGCGGTGGTGACAATCCAATTACTGCTATGCTGGAGGGCAGTGAAGAAAAAGAATGAGTTATTTTTATTATGATGGTCCCAACACTCCAATGGAACCAACTGTGCATAAGGTGTTTCCAACGTGTTTATTTGAATTTCCGTGTTTCGTTGATGAGCAAAATGATATTATCAGAGATCTAAACTCTAGGTGGGCAACAAGAGAAATAGAAAAAGCATTTGATCAAGAATCGTATCAGACTGAAGATACCCTTGACAAAGAACCCATCTATCACAATTTTTGTATCAAAGTTATAACAGCAGTACAAAGTGCCTGGTCAGAGTATGGTTACACGTCTATCAAACCATATATCACATCAATGTGGGCAAATTCATTAGGTAAGAATGCATCAATTCAATCTCATTGCCATAGTAATTCATTTTTTTCTGGAGTTTGGTATCCTGAGGATGTAGAGATTGATTATGCTACTAACGGCGGTGCCATCAAATTTATAGATCCAGTAAAAAGATATACTATTATGCCTCAAGTTAGAGGACTAAATGATATCAACATGGGCGAAATTATTATACGTCCAAAAAAAGGTTTGCTACTACTATTCCCATCCTGGTTGGAACATGGTACAATACCTAATAGGTATGGTACAGAACCAAGGTTTAGTGTATCATTCAATATTTGGATGAGAGGTGACCTTGGTTATAATTATGCACTCAATCGGTTGAATTGCTCATGAAAGAAATTATGGAAATATTTCCCATATCAATTGGGAAATATAAAATGCCTCAAAATGGGATTGATGATGTCAAGCAAAAATGTTTTGATGTTCTAGACGAATATGGTGATCAACAGTATGTAAAAATAAATGGTGAATCAGATCAACTCACACATTATTTCAACAGGTACAATCAAAATCTCCTTTCTACAGGATTATTTGATAAATTTGAAGAGTGGATCAAACAATGCTCTCTTGATTTTATCAATGATGTACTTGGTTACAAATGTGAGAACGTAATCATTACAGATTGTTGGTTGAATAAGTGTGATACTGGTGGACATCAGTTTGCACATGTTCACAGCAATTCGTATATTTCTGGTACATATTTTGCTAATTTTATTCGTGGTAAACACCCACATTTGTCATTCCAAAATGGAAACATGATCCCTGGAGCATCATGTAAACCATATATTGAACTAGCAGAATGTAAACAAACAAAATATAATTCTGGTGGTGCAATTATAGATCATGGCGAAGGGGATTTATTGTTATGGCAATCTAATTTGGTGCATGGTTATGACGAAAACTATGCAGACTCTAGAATTAGTATTTCTTTCAATGTTTTGCCAGAAGTATTTGAAACACGAGGATCTTACACATTCAAGGTAACAAGATATGACACTAAATTGGATTGATGAAGAGAAATTTCTGAAAGCAGTTCAAATCAATCCAGAAACAAAACTGGTTGAGGTGAACATTGATGGAATGAACTCATTCAAAATGTATCAAAATTTTTTATTGAATCCAGATCTGTATGTTCAGATTATGGAACAATTTCCAGTTATTTCTTCTCAGTGGAGAAAGACTGGTGGATTTGCTCCTGGTTGGCGTCAAGAAATCCCACCTTGGGCAGCAGCAACTATTATGGAACGTATTCGTCAAGATGTTGATTTCATGCCTGTGCGAATATTCAATAACATATTTACAGGTGATATGCCAATGGTTGATAGATCACATTTGCCACATGCTGATGTATTTACAGATCCTGAAGGCAATCTAAATGTTATCAACTTTGTATTCAATCTGTGGATGTGTCAAGGTATTGGGGGGACTGCATTCTGGCGCTGGCGTGATAAAAAATATGTTACTGAACTCAATAAAGAAGAATACGAGGAGATTTTCCCCGAGACCGATTATAAAGTAACAAAGTGGGAATGTTTTCGTGGTGATGAAAACTGGCAACTTGACACCATTGCTCCTATTGAATATAACAGTTGTTTGATTTATGATGGAGGATATTTCCATTCTCCATATATACCAGAAGAAACATTTTTAGATGAACATAGATACTCATTAGTTGGAATGGGGATACGTCATGAATCAAATCACTAAACTTTTTTACCAAGAGAATGATCCAAAAACTCCATTTGCAGTTTCATATTGTGTCAAAGTATGGAATGAAGTAATTCTTACACCTGAAGAATGTAAGAGTCTTACTACTCATATTATTGAACAAGAAATGGATATTATTAGTAAGAATCCTGAGTACAAAAATGATGGAGGGACTGGTCTTGGTCCAAATTCTATCACTGCAAAGTTTCAAGCATATAATATGCTTCAGTGGGAGCATCCAGTATGTCAAACAATCAAGGATAAGTTAGCACATGGAGTCAACTTGATGGCTCCTGATTTTGAAGAACCCGTTTATGCTCAAATGTGGGCAAATGTATTGAGATCTAGACAAGCAATAAAACCCCATCAACATGCGTGTGATGAGTATAGTTTTTTGTCTGCAAATATAACTTTACAAGCACACAATACACAAACTGTGTACCAAAATCCATATGGACTAAATAGTGTTGCTTTTGACAATGTACCTGGTACAATTACAATGTTCCCTGAATATATCATTCATTGGACTACATTGCATGAGTTACATGTACCAAGAGTCACTCTTGGCGTAGATCTTTTGCCAGAGAGTGCAGTAGATGCTCATCGTACACACAAATTAGTTAGGATAGTTTGAGGTGAAATCATGTATGAACTGGATAATTTTGAAAAAGCACTTGCTCACTTCGGTACGAGAGTTAGTCTTATCTGTGCGTTCGAACTTGGCGGAAAAATTGATGCCGCAACAGCATACAAAGAAATCAAAGAAGAACTCAAAGAACTCAAAAAAGCTAAAAAGTCTAGCGGAAAGGACTTGTAGCAAGTGTGGGAAGACCAAACCACTTGACAGTGACCACTATCAGGTGGTAAAATACTTTCGCAGTGGATTTTCATATTACTGCAATAAATGTAATGCTCCAAAACCTAGGGAACCAAAAGATGACAAACATTCTGATAAACGTCAAGCATCGTGAGGACTTTGGACACGATTATTACTGTCAGATTATAAACCTGGGCAGACATTGGCCTAGACCACTGAAGAAACGTTCTGTGCTACAATTTTCTCTATCATGGAACGATCATCCTAGTTGGCCTTACATTCAAATTAGTAGTGGAAATGGTGGACTGCTTGGCATTATAATTTGGGTTTATAAGTTTGGATTTGATCTAGACTTTATGGCCAGGACTTGGAACTTTAGGACACTTGAAAAACTGTCCACAGCACCTGCTCCAGACCCCTGGACTGGTGTATAATATATCTGTAAACAACAATCGTTATGACTTACAAAGCAACTCTCAAAGTCCAGTTTGATACTGAATGGAGTTCTACCCATTACAGCAGTGGTTTTGATGATACGATGCTCCCCGAAGAGCATTACACTTTTGAGGTTCCTGCCGAAGACCTTTCCACTCTTCAACTGTTTCGCTTCTTTGCAACTGTTGCTCGTACAATGGGTCACGATGACATCAACATCATGAAAGGTGCTTGTGGTGTCGCATTTGGTGAAGACCGCAGCGAAGAAGATATGCGTAAGGTTGCTGATTACTTTGAACTGACTTTGGGTGAAGACCTAAAGAAGAAGTTTGAGGATATGCAACAGGCAGAAAAAGAGTGGGCACGACTGGAAAGAGGTTTTATGGCGGGAACTGTACTGACTGATGAAGAACTCACAAACCTGGAGGAAGGTCAATGAAAAGAGTGACTGTAAGACCTAAATCTAGCAAGGCAAAGAACCGTCTTGCTAACTCCATGGATGGTAATCCTATCTGTGTTGTTGAGCAAGACAAAGGAGATGGTATGCTGTTTCTTGTTAGTGAGAACCAGAAATACTGCTTCTGGGTCAATGTAAGCGAAGATTGCCACTGGGAAACTGAATGGGAGGTGCTATGACCAAAACGAGAGGATCTTGGGTTTATAATGAAGACGGAACAATAGAACCATCTTCGCTTCATTGGAAACGAAAGTTATTTTCAACTTCATTTAGAAAGTGGGATAATAGAACTAAACAATACAAGTATGTAAAGTATGGTTCTGAAGAGCATAAACAAATTCTTTCTTATAAAGGTGGTGGTAGAAGAGTTTCTGCTGCTCCAGTTCAAGTTCCAAGGTCAATTTCTGATAAATGGTATTTGTCTGAAGAATGGAAATCGTGTCGCAAAGATTATCTTTGTAATTATTACAAACTCAATAAAAAAAGAGTATGTAATTGTTGTGGAAAATCTGAAGAAGAAGTAAAAATGCATGTTGACCATATTTACCCAGTAAGAAGATATTGGAATATGAGATTGGAACACACAAACTTACAAAATATGTGTGAAATTTGTAATTTGCGAAAAGGAAATTTTATGGATAATGCAATTGCTGAACGACGACTTATCAAAAAAGATAAAAAATGGGTTATTCTTGAAGTCAAACAAGAACCTTTTGTCTGTCCTGACTGGTTGAAGGATGATACTCCATTTGACTGGAAAGTAGAAGAACCACAACCAAAAAAATTAGAAATTCTTTCTATCAAAAAAGTGGAGTAAACTTACCAATGACCAAAGCAGAAAAAGTAATTCTAGCATTCTGGGACTCTCATCAACAAGAAAGATCATACTGGCATCGTGATGGTGTTGCTGCTGCCTTGCGTGAGGTAGTCAATCAAGTTCTTCCATACAGTCCAAATGACACATTCACTGCCTGGAAACAGGAAGTGCTAAAAATCGCTGATGAAATTGAGGCAGTACAATGAATCTCTATATTATCAGCAATGTTCTTTGGGATGCTACTCGTGGAATGTGTGTAATTGCTGCTGAATCTATGTCTCATTGTGAAGAGATTTATGTGAAAAAGTTTGAGCATTGTGAGATGTGGTCAGGTGATGAGATTATTGACGCACAAACAGATTTTAAGGATGCAACATTTCAGGTGATTGAAAACATCAATCATCCCGCAGGTGTTATTAATTATGTTTTTGGAGGAGGTTGAAATGACTGACGAACAAATTGAAATGCTCCGCCGTCTTATTCAAGATGAGATTGAAGTTGCTGGTGTTGATGGTATGGAACACGGTGTATGGGGATGGATGGATAGTCAATTAGACAAACGATGGAAACAATTTCAGGAGAGTTTCAATTCTCAAGAAGAAACTGAATGGAATGAGACAGGAGACGGAGTTTAAAATGACTACCAGAGCCCTACAAATCCTAGAATCCACAATGGAACTCACACTACGACCCAAAAGTGAAGACCGACAGAAACTGATTGCCCGTGTAATCAACGAAGTTGCTGATCGGTTATGCACCGATTGTGGAGAACTTGAAGACCCTGTTGAGGTTTTGCGTGAAATTGCTGATGAAGTGGAGGCATTATGACTGACACTAAACGATTAACATTGTGGGAAATCATGCGAGACAATCTCGGATTCTCTATTGATATGTGTGATGAGATTGTAGATGCTGTTGAGGAGTGGTTGCCACCAATTCATGATACTAATAGTTATAAGTGGAATGAGTGTATCAAAATGATGCAGGAGAAACTACGATGACTGAAAACGGATTTGACGATTGGTTCTATGAAATGGAAGGTTTCGGTCTCCGTTCTGAAAGATGTGCAAGTGACTTTGATGCACAAAATTGGAATACAATGGTAGAATGGTTGAGGACTGCATATCAAATGGGGTATGAAAAAGGACAGGAGGCATAACAGTGACTGAGAAGGACAAAATTTTTCGTAATGTCTGGTGTTGTGCCTATCAACGAAGATATAATGCTATGGTTAAGAAAAACTGGGAGTTATATTATCGTGAACATGAAACAATATTGATGTGT